GCCCAGCAGGCTTCGCGGTATGCCGCCTTAACCTTTGACACCTTGGCCCAGTGCAGGCGCTTGTTGGGTGACAGGTCCGAAGGTGGCCAACCCAGGATGAGTTCAATCATTGACTTCGCGCCCAAACACGATGTCGTGCGCAGTGATGTCGATGCCGCGCTCCCAGGCTAATTCTAGGAGGCGACGCTGTACGGCAGTCGGCACGATGCCAGACTTTTGCCAACGAGACACTGCGGCAGGATCGCGGTTGAGGGCGCGGGCGAGTTTTCGTACCCCGCCAAACATGTCGATGGCCAGTTCAACTGGCGATGTGTGATTGATGGTGTTGTTCATCCCTCAATGATGACACAGGCGCAACACCTTGTGAACCCTTGATTTACCTGGGCGGAACGAATACCCACATAAATCACTCGGATTAGGTATTGCGTTGTGGATATGTGTTGATGTAAGATCACCACATCGGACGAAAAAACGATACCGCATTCAGCACCGAGCGATGGCCACCTGGCCTGACAGAGTTAGCTAAATGGCCGTGACGACATTTTGGGAAAGATCCGGACGCAGGCTTATTAACCCAACGCCTGCACCCTTTAACTGTTTAGACGATGGAGAGAATCATGACTGCAATCAACACCACACCCGCTTCTGCTGACGAACTCGGCACACTGCTCGCCCAGATCGCCACGCTCACCAAGCAAGCCGACGCCCTCAAGGACGCCATGAAAGACCTGGCCAGCAACGGCGGTCCCACAGTATTCGAAGGCGCCCTGTTCAAGTCGACCTATGTTGAGGCTGACCGCGCTGTCACCGACTGGAAAAAGTTGGCCAAGGAGCAGGGCATCTCTGCCGACATCATCGCGTCGTACACCAGCACCACCGCTGTGTTCAGCATCAAGACCACGGCACGATGATTCAGTACGGCATCTTGGATGACGACGGCGCCGTGGTGCGCTGGGTCTGGGACAAGCCGTCCTACCCGCACATCACACGCAAAGTGCCTCGTCGCCGCAAACCCAAATTCGACATCAGCACCATACCAGACGCACCATTTTAAGGAGATCACCATGGATTCATACACAGCAACCGGCATCGCAGAAGGCTTCATCGAGGCCGATTCAGAGGACCAAGTCATCGAGGCTTGGCAGACATTGATTGACACAGGCTTGGCCTGGCAACTGCAAGGCTGGTTTGGCCGTCAGGCCAGCCGCTTGATCGAGGAAGGCATCTGCCTACCCGCCGAGCAAAGCCGCCTGCTACGGGCCGCAAAAGCCCTGGGCAAGATCGAATTCGTAACCGTCAAATAAGGAGCACATCATGGGTCAATATCACAAGGTCTACAACCTGGACAAACAAGAGTTCATCCACCCCCACCGCATCGACAACGGCCTGAAGTTGTACGAGCAGGTCGGCCACATCAGCACCACCAGCACCGCGTTGTTTGCACTGCTGGCCAACAGCAACGCACGGGGCGGCGGCGACTTTCCTGCGCATGAGTTGATTGGCCGCTGGGCAGGCGATCGCATCCTGATCCAGGGTGACTATGCAGAGCCAGGCGACAACGCCTACACGGCCCCCGAGCAACTCGACGCCTTCACCGACATTTCAAGCCAGGTGCTCGAGATGTTGCGCGTCATCGAAAGCAAATACTGAGGAGAAAAATATGTGGTTCACATCATCACACGGCACGATCGAAATCGAGATGACCATGGCGCAGGCCGAGTCAGCATCACACCAGGGCCAATGCGACGCCGATGTCCTGGCGCTTTCGCAAAACCGCAAGATCCGCCGCCAGTTGGAGGCCATCGATCCGGTGGCATTGCGCAAAGAGTTGGCCGAGTACGGCGCCTGGGATGAGCAGGAACTGGCAGACCACGCGCAGAACCTACAGCGCATTCTTTGGATCGCGGCAGGCGACATTGTCGAAAATAGTCGTTGACACTGCATCAACGATCTGGAGTATAATTTCAACACATCACCACAAGGAGATACAAATGGCAGACATCAGCATCCACAACACCAAGTCAATCGTCATCAGCGAAGTTCGCGAGATCAATGGCAACACTCCGCTGTACACGAGAGACATCACCATCACCGACGCCAGTGGCCACGAAGTTGTGATCACATGCTTTTCAACCAGCGAGGAAGCTGAAGAATTGCGGGTGTTGCTGTGAAGCGCAACGACTACATCGCCGAGATCGAGCACCGCGTTTGCGGCATCCCTTGCATCATCGGCGTCACCGATTACGAGGGCTACACACCCGCGTATACCTCCGGCCCACCAGAGAACTGCTACCCGGCAGAGGGTGGGTCAGGGGACTTTGAGATCCTGGACCGCAAAGGCTACCGCGCCAAGTGGCTTGAGAAAAAACTCACAGCGCGAGATGAGGACGCGATCCAGGAATTGATTTATGACCACATGGAGAATGACTGATGACTATTCAGAGAATCGAAATTGAGAATGAAAAGCAGTGGCTTGCCGAGCGGGCCAAAGATGTGACCAGCACCGAGGTGTCGGCCTTGTTTGGCTTGTCGCCTTACCTGACCGAGTTCGAACTGTTTCACCAAAAGCGCGACGGCGTGACCGTCAAGTTCGAACCCAACGAGCGCATGAAGTGGGGCAACCGCCTGGAGTCGGCCATCGCGCACGGCGCCGCCGAGGACATGGGCTGGAATATTGCCAAGTTCAATGTGTACATGCGCGACCAGGCCGCACGCATCGGGTCCAGCTTTGACTTTGAGATCAAGTCCAGCGCCAATGGCCCAGGCATTCTCGAGGTCAAGAATGTCGACTGGGTGCAGTATCAGAAGTCATGGATCGACGACGGCAACGGCAACATCGAGGCGCCCGAGCACATCGAGTTGCAGGTCCAGCATCAAATGGAAATTGCCGATTACGACTGGTGCGCGATCGTGGCGCTTGTCGGTGGCAACGAGCAAAAGATAGTCCTCCGAAATCGCGATCGGGACATTGGCAAAAGTATACGCGAACGCACCAGCGAGTTCTGGAATCGCGTGCAGTCCAACACCGCGCCATCAGCCGATTACACACGCGACGCTGAGTTCATCATCAAGCAGTTGCGCAACGGCGCAGACGAGGGTTTGGTGGCCGAGGCTGACCGTGAACTCGAGGACATGATCAAGCAGTTTGAATTCGTGCGCAAAGAGGCCAGCGATCTGGAAAAGATCAAGGACCAAAAGCGTGCAGAGATCCTGGAGCGCATTGGCCGCGCCAGCAAAGTTCTCACCAGTTTTGGCTCGCTATCGACGGGGCAAGTCAAAGGCCGATCAGGCACTCTCATCACGCCTGAGATGGTCGGCACAGTCATCGGTGCAACCGAGGGCTACCGCAGTTTCCGTTTTTATCCCAAGAAGGAGAAGTAAACCATGGCAACCGAGCAACGCATTTACAAAGTCGTCAGCAATGACAAAGCCTACCTGGTCCAGGCCATCAGCCAGGCACAAGCACTGCGCCACATTGCAGGCCGCATGTACCAGGTCGAAGCCGCCAGGCCCATCGATGTCGCCACGCTCATGAGCAACGGCATCAAACTCGAGGTGGCCAGCATGATCCCAGAGCAAGACCAACTCAAACTTGAAGGAGCACAAGCATGACTACAGGAACCGAACTCAGCCCCATTGAAGCAATGCGTGGCACCCTGGTGAGAATGCAACCAGAATTCCAGGCCGCACTGCCACCGCAGATCCCGGTCGAAAAGTTCATCCGCACCACACTCACCGCAGTGCAAATGAACCCAGACCTGTTGGGCGCCGATCGTCGCTCACTGCTGGGCGCGTGCATGAAGGCCGCACAAGATGGCCTGTTGTTGGATGGACGCGAAGCCGCGCCCGTGATCTTCAACACCAAAGAAGGCAAGAAGGTCCAGTACATGCCTATGGTCGGCGGCATCTTGAAGAAGATCCGCAACTCAGGCGAACTGTCCAGCATCAGCGCACAAGTGGCGTATGACAAGGACCACTTCGAATACGAACTGGGCGACAACGAGAACATTGTTCACCGTCCATTCCTGGGTGAGGATCGAGGCAAGCCAATCGCTGTGTACGCTGTGGCCAAGACCAAGGACGGCGCAATCTACCGCGAGGTGATGAGCGTGTCCGATGTCGAGAAAGTGCGAGCCGCCAGCCGTGCAGGCAAGTT